AAGGTATGATTGATGAGGCAAAAAAAGGTCTTGAATGGAGAAAAGAATTTGGAAGAGGTGGGACTGAGGTTGGAATCCGCACCGCAAGAATGATTATAAACAATGAGCTTACTGCGGATAGAGTAACGAGAATGTTTAGCTTTCATTCAAGGCATCAAGTAGACAAAGAGGCGGAGGGCTACAACTCAGGAGAAAAGGGCTACCCATCTAATGGGAGAATCGCAATAGCTCTATGGGGAGGTGATGCTGGTTTTTCTTGGTCGGAAAGAAAAAGAAAAGAGATAGTAGAGGAGGAAGAAAAAAGAGTTAGTGCTAAAATAAAAATAGCATTAGAGAATAAAAGAGATGAGCATAATGAAGATATTAAAGAACTTAGTTTGGATTGGGATGGCTCTGTTACTTTACCAATGTTGGAAAAGGTATTTGATAGAGGGGTTGGGGCTTATCATAATAATCCTCAATCAGTAAGACCATCTGTGAAATCTCCTGAACAATGGGCATTAGCCAGAGTTAATAGTTTTTTATATGCTATGAAAAAAGGTAAATTTAGAAGCGGTAAGCATGATACTGACTTACTACCGAGTAAACATCCAGTAAAAAAAGAAATGGAAGAAAAAATGAATAATATGAATATAGATTGTAATGATTGTTTTAGAAACAAAAGAGAATTAGTAGGTACAATGATAACAGATGGAATTGAATTACCATTGTTTAGTACAAAAGAGGAAGCTGAAAAAATGGCTGAAGAAATGGGAGGAAGTGGTTCTCATATCCATACTTTAGATGGTAAAGAGTATTTTATGCCATTTGATTCACATGAACAATGTATGATGATGATGTCAAAAGATAAAGATATGGAAGAAGAAGAAATTATGGAAGAATCATATCATTATGATAAAGATGAAGAAGAAGATGAAAAAACATTCAGAAATAATAATCCTAATGTAGAAAAAAGAACATTCAATCTTGAAAGTAAAATTGAAACAAGAGAGATTGATGGTAAAGAAAGAAATGTTGTAGTTGGTTATGGTAGCGTTTATAATTCCAGAAGTGAGAATCTTGGTGGCTTTTATGAGTACATCTCAGAGGGTGCTTTTACTGATGAGCTAATTAATTCATCAGATGTAAGAGCATTAATTAACCATGATCCAAATTTAATTCTTGCAAGAAGCAAGAATGGTGAGGGAACTCTTAAATTAAATGCGGATGCTAAAGGATTAAGATATGAGTTTGAAATGCCAGATACATCTTATGCAAGAGATTTATTAATCAACATGAAAAATAATAATTTAAACCAAAGCTCTTTTGCTTTTACTATTCCATCAGGTGGGGATGAATGGAGTTCAGATGATGCGGGTAATAATATAAGAACAATAAATAAAATAGATAAATTATTTGATATTTCTGTTGTTACTTATCCAGCATATAGTCAAGCAGATTCTGATTTAATGGTAGCACAAAGGGGATTGAAAGAATATAAAAAAACAAAGAAATTAGTCAAGCATTCTCTTCTTGGACTAAAAATTGAAATAAATAAGAGAAAATAATAATTAAAATTAAATTTAAATGAAAACATCAATTGAATTAAAAGAGTTACGTTCTGACATAATCTCACAATTGGAGAATATCAAAGATGTTGCTTCAACTGAGAAGAGGGACTTAACTGAAGATGAAAACAATCAAGTTGATGGATTGTTAACTGAGGTTGATAATCTTGATACAAAGATTGAAAGAGCTGAAAAAATGGAAACTATTAAAAGAAATAGTGCTGTATTTTCAGGAACAGAAACTAAAAAAGTAGAAAAGGAGTTCAGAAATTATTCTTTCCAAGATGCATTCAAACAAGCTTACTCTGGAAGAGTAGAGGGACTTGTAAAAGAAATGGATCAAGAGGCAAGAAATGAATCAAGATACACTGGTCAATCTTACAAAGGAATAGGTATTCCATCAAGCATTTTAACAAGAGCAGAGATAGCTACATCAGCTGGAAGTGCTACTGATGTAATGGCTTGGACAGATCAATTAGAAGCTAATCTTGTTTTAGCAAGTGCTGGAGCTAATTTTTACAGTGGTATTAATGACATGAAGTTCCCAGTATTTTCTTCTATAAATTCTGGATTCGTTGCTGAAACTGGTGGCTCTGCTCCAGCGGCAAACGGAACAGCTTCAAGTGTTACTTTATCACCAAGTAAAATGATTTCTATTGTTAATGTATCAGCTGAGGCAATGATTCAAAACCCATCTCTTGAGGCGGCGTTAAGAAGAAACATGGCTCAATCAGTTGCATCTACTTTAGAATCAGCTTTATTAGATACTGCTGATGTTACTAATGCACCAGCTTCTATCTTTGCTGATGCGGCTACTGGACCAACTGGTCAGTTTACAGCGGCTCATGCTATTGAAATGGAATCAACTTTACTTGGTAACAATGTTGATTTACAAGGTGCAAGAATAGCTTACTTAATGGATGCTGATGCTTATGCAAAAATTAAAACAGAAGCTCAAGTTAGTGGAGTTAATCCAGCTTATGATTTGAATGACAAAACTGTTAATGGTTACTTTGCATTTGTTTCATCTAATGTTGCATCAAATGGAACGGCTTCTAAAGATCATGTACTAATGGGAGATTTCTCAAAAGTTCACATTGCTCAATTTGGAGGAATAGATGTTCTTTATGATCCTTATACTAATGGAGGTATCGGAGTACCAAGATATGTGTTAACATCTCTTGTTGGCGGTGATGCTGTACAAAATAGCACTGCATTTGTTCAATTAACTGAGGCATAATAATTAGTATTAATTAAAGGGGTGGCTTAATACCCATCCCTTTTTTTTAAATAATAAATATGAAGAATTACGAAGTTTTAACAGCAGCAACAAGTAATATATTAACTTTGAGTGAGGTCAAAGCACATATCAAAGTAGATACAAGTGATGATGATACATTAATAACGAACTTATTAATTGCGTGTACTAATTCAGCTCAAGAATATACTAATAGATTTTTTATAGCTACAACTATAAAGATGATAGCTGATACTTGGCAAGAAACTGAAACCTTATTGAAATCTAAAGTAACATCTATTGTATCAATTCAATATTATGATGTAGATGATTCTTTACAAACATTATCAACATCAGTATATGGAAGTGATTTAGTATCTCAACCAGCAAGAATATTTCTAAAACCTAATCAATCTTTTCCTCAATTATCAGAAAGAAAAGGTGCTATTGAGGTAAAATATGTAGTTGGTCAAGCGGGATCGGATGAGGTTGATGATGCTATAAAACAAGCGGTGCTTTTGCAAATAGGTAATCTTTATCAAAATAGACAATCAGTTGTAACTGGAACAATAGCAACTGAGCTTCCAATGAATGCTAAGTTCTTATTAGATCAATACAGGGTACAAGTATGCAGATAGGAGAGCTTGATAGAAGAATAACGTTACAAAGCCCAACTGCAACTCATAATAATTATGGTGAAAATGTTGAAAGTTATTCTGATTTTAGAACTATATGGGCTAAAGTAAAATTTGATGGAGGAAATAAAACTGATGAATTTGATAGGATTACATCAATTACAAAAGCTAAATTCTATATTAGAAATATAGGTTTATCAACTTTCAATGAGGGCTTTATAATAACCTATGATGGAAAGAGTTATTGGATACAAGCAATCAATGAGATAGAGGGAAGAGATAGTTTTTTAGAAATATTAACAGAGCAAAGAGATTAAATGAGTTTCAGTAGAGCAACAGAAAAGGTTACATTTAAAATGGAGGGTGTTAAAGAACTCCAAGATTTATTATCTCAATTACCAAAAAAATTAAATAATGATAAGATGTATAATAAGTTCTTTAGAGAGAACTCAAAACCATTAATTAAACAAGCAAGAGCTAATCTTGTAAAAGAGAAAGCGGATAAGACTGGAAGATTAAAAAGATCAATTGGTTACTTTACAACAAGAAGATCAAGAAAGTTCTTAGGAGGGTTTGTTGGACCAAGAGTTAAAGGAGCTTTTGGGGCTGGTAAAAAAAGCAAATCAGGTGAGGGTAAATCAGGATTTTATGGTGCTTGGATTGAATATGGTGATGAGGTAATGTTTGGAGGAAGAGGACCAATGAAAAGAGCTAAGAAATATTTTGAACCCGCATTTCAATCTACAAAAAAAATAATGTTGAATAATACAACAAAAGATTTAGAAAAGGTAGTTCAAAGATCATTGAGAAGTTATGCGAAGAGAACTGAAAAGTATGGAATATTTGGAAGATAATGAAAGTAGGATTAGGTTTATTTAATATATTAACTGGTAATAGTGCGGTTAATACTTTAGTCGTTGAGAGGATTTTTCCTAATGTAGCACCAAGAACAACAACTTTTCCTTTTATAATATATGAGGTTGCCT